CTTGTTGTTTTATTCTACTACTGCTTCCTCAATCTTTAGACTAAAGAAGTTACAGAAGTATTTAAACTTATTAAGCACTGTCAACTTAATGTAGCACCCCTTGCTGTCTCTTACTGTTTGATTAGTTCTAGCCATTACCTTCTCTCCTTTCTAATAATGCCGTAGATATCACTTAACATCTTTTTAATCTCTACCATATCAGTCTTGTAATCTTCTTTTAAGACGTAGTTAATAGGCATATTAGTCTGACAGTTAGTAATGTTATGCTCTAGCTTGTTTACTGTGTCAGCTAGCCTGCTCATAAACCAACCTAGCATAGCTATGACAAGACCTACTAGGGTTAGAAAGATATCTGACATTTCCATAAGTGTCCTTTATTACATTGCCGAGATAATAAACGCTAATAACTCTGGGTATCTAACACCTAGTCTAGTACGTTCTGTATAACCATCTGTTGGTTCATCTTCTGTATCAGTTCTAGTGTATGCATCTTTAGCTTCAACAGCTTCTACCGCTGGAGTTAGTTCAGCACCTTCATCATCATAAGTAGCTTCTGCTGCTTCAACACCAATCACCGCATCAACTGGTACAAGTTTCTCATACCAAGTAGTTGAGATGAACATAGCGTAACGTCCAGCATCTAATCCCTCTGCTGTGAAAGCATCTTGTAAGTCTTGAGCGATAATACCGAAGTGAATACGAGCATCATCACCTTTCTCAGCTACTGAATCTTGCCATCTGAATTTACGTAGTAAGCCTTTACAAGCTGTGGCTACTGCTTTTTCTGCTGTGGATAGTTCTTCGATGTCTTGCTTCTCGTTTCTATCTGATGTTTGAATAGTACCGTTAGTGGCGTAGATGTCGTCAAAACGAGCTGATGCTGTACCTAAGTCAGATAAATTATCAACTGCTGAACCGTTGCTGTCACAAGGGACTACATTACTACCTAAAGAGATACCACGTGAGGCTGCATTCGCAATAAATGGCTTACTCCCCGAACAACCTACCGAACCAACAGATGAGGTATCTATATATAGTTGGATAATTTGACCGTCAGAACCCGTCCTGACCAAACGTGCTGATGCTGTACCAGTGCCAATAACGTGTATTGCTTTTGCTGGACTAGCAGTACCAATACCTACATTCTCACTAGCATCAATAGTAATAGCTGTACTCGTAGCGTTATCATCAATACCTGTTGAGGTGAATGATGTAGCCTTGTGTGTTTGGAAGTCTAAATCACCACCTAACTGAGGGGTAGTATCATCAACAATATCATCTATCTTACTATTTATTGCGGTCTGGACTGCGGAGAACTCTGTATCGAAGTCTCCCCCTGAGATTACCTTCTCTGGGTCTGAATCGGATAACGCATCCTTTCCACTCCAAGATATTTGTTTAGTATAATTACTCATCTATATTTCTCCTGTTAAATTATCCACCGTAGATAGGTGGTGATATTACTTTCCATATTGCCGCACTTGAACTATTATCGCTACACACCCATACATAATCGGTAGTAGTGTTTACCCATATACTACTGATAGGATAACTATCGTCAGTAGCCGTTGGATTAGATGTTGATGTGTGAGGTTGAAATGCGGTAGTTGATACTGCACTTACTTGCGAGGCGGTTACACTATGCGGGTTTGCGGTACTACCTCTGTGCGAAGTATTAGCTGTAACATCCGTATGATTGCCAACCTCTGTATCAAAATCAGATATTGTTGAAGCTGCTGTTGTGAATGGTAAATTGCTAACCTGCAACTTCTTAGTTGTGCCTGTAGAGGAATCTACAATAACTAGAATATCGCTATCAGCGGCTGTTTCTGACAATTCTGTCAGTTCTGTAATTTTGGTAGTAGTCATCTTAATGCCTTATGTTGTAATCCATACTCCTGTTTGAGTTGTTAAAACAATCCCTAGCTCTGTAGTTAATTCTATATCTAGACTTGTTTCAGGAGTAATTGATTCCTGATACCTAATCTCTTGATTTCTATTAGCTTTAACCGCTAATGCCTTTTTACGCTTCCAATACATTCTAGAAGATATAGGCATGCGCCTTGTTAATGGCTTTATCATAACCTATCTTCCATAGATTTTCTACCCACTCTTCTTCTTTGCTGTAGAGAGGCTAGCTCATCTTTTATATTACTAAATAAACTCCCCACTTTAACCCTACGCTTACCGTCTTTATTTGATGACAATCCTTTGCCGTTAGTCGCTACAGGATCACTACTACGCTTCTTAACCTGAATATCAGGCGCAGATGTAAGCATACCTTTCTGTAAGGGTACTGTGGTTGTTTTAGGGGTCTTTCCTAATTCATGGAGCTTGGATTTAAGTTCTACTCCTTGCTCTACAGTAGGTGCTTTACCATCACTGTCTATAGGGTCTAAATCATCCTCGTTAGTGAGGTCATCTATCAAGTCCATTAAATCCTCAGCCTCTGTATCTTCAGCCGTTGGAAAATCTAATTTGTTGCTTTCTAAAAACTCTGCTATCTCATCTGGAGCAGCTACAGGATTCTCACGCTTATAAGCCTGAGTTAATAATGTTTGGTAAAGAGAATTGATCTTCTCTCGTATTTTATCTAGGTCTAAACCTATTGTTGAATCTTCAAATATGTTGGCTACTTGCATTACTGTGTACCTTTTCAAACTTCGCATAAGCATCTGGAAACGCTGGGTCTGTTCCATCTAGCGAAATAGTGGGTGCGGATATAATAAAAAATGCAGGTTTATCGCATTGCTTACAGACTGTATCATCTGTTCGCCTATCTATCTTTCTAAGCCTAGTCTCGATATGACCATCTTCACATTTGTAAGTATATATTGGCATAATAATAGGGTACTCACCTTACGGCTTTCCCCTGATTAGTTTACGCTGCTGGTACTACGAATGCTACGGCAGCATCATTACGAAGCTCCTTAACACCGTAAATAGTATCGGCAGTATAAAGAGTACCTAAATACTCCTGTTTATACTGAGTCTGACTACGAATACCGACCTGCTCTGCAAGACACATAGCGTCTTTGTGCATAAGTAGTCCTACACGCTCTGTACCTGCTCCTGATGTTACAGTAGGGCAGTTACTAGAGATAAATACATCAACTCCGTAGATCATTCCGATCTTACCAGTCTTGATTGCATCGCCTGAACCAATGTACTGCTGCTCAGTGAAGCGGTTAATTCCTAGTAGATCATTAGCTACTACAGGTGGAATTATCAAGCAACGACCGTCCATAGGAACATCTGCATTGTCTAAGGAAAGGATCATTGCACGGATAGCAGCATCTGTAATATCAGACTCGTTTGTTCCGTCAAATGCAGTAGTACCATCACCGCCAATTACTGCTGAACCATAAGTTCCGTCAGTAGTTGCTCCACCCTGAAAACCCTCTGCAAGAGCTAGAAGATCACTATCAACCTGTTTAGCTAGTGCATAACCTGCATCATTCGTATAGAACGAACGCATAGATGATAAAGCCTGTACCTCAGCAATATCTTCAATAAGTTTCGAGTACTCGTAATGCTTATCAATTGATACGTTGATAACGCTGTTAGTGGCCGCAGATAATGTTACCTGTGAACCAGCACCTTTAGCGGAAGCAGTACCACGACTTGGAGTAGGAATATGAATAGAATCACCTTTCTTACCCTTATGACTAATCTTAGAGACTAGATTAGCTGTAACTAAATTAGCTTTATATGACCCAATAACTTCGTTTGACCAAAGTTCTGGGATGAAATTTCCTGCAACGGACGCAGTTGTGTTGTTTGTACCTAGTGCCATCTTAATATACTCCTAAAAAATAATAATTATCTGACTCTACCTTCCTGATAAGCTAACATTATTTCATCTGCTAAATCATCATATCTGGCAGGTTCAGTCTGTTTCAATCGAATCAAATCAGCTGTTCTGTAGATTTTCTTCCCTGCTGTGGACTCGCCAGAAGCCTTTGATACTCCCTTGCCAGCTTTAAGACCATCCTTTCGTTTAGTCTCTTCCGCCCGCTTAACTTCCTCTGTCTTAGTAATCATTTGCCGCTCTTTCCAGTTAGACAGCAACTCATTACCTGCGTCAAAGTTATAGTTATTATTAGCTTGCTGGAACAAGTTAATACGAACAGGACTCTGACCAATCCACTCCTGAAAACTGTTGTCTTGTACAACACTCATGTAATCAGGATGTGCGCTTGCTAACCTCTGTATTTCCGCTTGCTGGCTTTGTACTTGGTTTTGCTCACGCATCTGCTGAATATCAGGACTATTTTCTATTTCCCTACGCACTGCTGCTTCTGGGTTGTCAAAAAAGTCTACTGCTTCCTCAGCCTCTACTTGCGGTTCACTCTTTCGTGTCAATAGTTCATCAGCATACCGCTTTAATGGTCGGAGTTGCCCAAGTTCATCACCTTGCTCCTGCATCTTTTTCTCTAAGTGTTGATAGGACTTCAATACATCTTGCATTGATTTATCCCTGAATCTCTCTGGAACTTGATACTCTCCCTCAGCGTTATCCTCTACAGGAGCTTCGGCTTCTTGTTCCTCTGTAAACTGCTCATCAACAACTTCATCCTGCTGAACTTCATCTACTACTATACTTTCCGCATTCATACTTATTTCCTCGATTGGTGCTTCCGCATTATTCCAATAGGCTTATTAAAATAGATGGTACTATTCGTATTCTTCCATCTCCATCTGTACTTTAGTGGTCTCTTCTAATGTAAGTAACATATCTAAAAGACTTAACTGACCTCTACAATAATGAAGATCCTTCTCATTGTCAAGCCTTTTTACATCATTTAATGACTTTTCTAAAGTTTGCAGCTCACTTATAAGATCAAGCCATCCATCCGTCATAAACAAATCTAATCTATCTTGGTAAAACTTCCTATCTATCTCATCCATTATACTCTCTCAGCTTCTTGTATTGCCTTTTGTGCATTAGCCATATTAAGTGCTGTCTCGCTATTTAAGTGGTGCATTTCTGGTACAGTTCTTCTGGTATCCATCTGCATACTGGCTACCTTAGCCGCTCTCTCCTG